ACCATTTCAGTACCCTTGACACTCAAATAATTGAAGTACCAGAATGGGATTTAGTAGGCGATAAAGCTATATTTTGTAAACCTTTCAACATGCTTGAAAAACAAAAGATTTTTAAAGGTGCTAGTGGCACAGATTTAATTGTTTTGATTGATGTTATTATTGAAAAGGCATTAACAAAAGATGGTGAAAAAATGTTTAATGGAACTCATGTTTTAGCCTTTAAGACTAAAGCTGATACTAATGTTATTGCAGATGTTGCCACAAAGATAATGGGAACAGGAAACACAGATATAGAAGATAATAAAAAAAACTAAAGAATAATGTAGAATTACATAATGTTTTTGGGTTAGCAGAAAAATTACATAAGACAGTTTCCGAAATCTTGCAAATGTCAGTATATGAGTTTAATATGTGGTTAGCATACTTTCAGATTCAGCATGACGAATTAGAAAGGCAACAAAGACTAGCAAAGGCTCAAAGATAGTGGCAACAAAACAAGTCAACATAGATATAATAGCCAAAGATAAGACCACAAAGGCTATGAACTCGGCTACAAAAGGTGATAATAGACTTAAAGATAATGTCCAACAATCAGTAGCAACACAACAAAAATCATTTAATGCTTTAGGTAATACCATCAGAAATGTTGTTGGTGGTGTCATTGTTTTTCAAACATTGCGATTTAGTAAACAAATGGTTGATATGGCGAGTTCTGTTGAAGAAATGCGTTCTAAATCATCTGTTGTTTTTGGGCAATTTGTTACAGATGTAAGAAAACAACTTGAATCATTTGGAAATGAAGTTGGAAGAAGTACATTTGAACTAGAAAAAATGGCATCTTCTATACAAGATACGTTTGTTCCTATGGGTTTTGCTAGAGGTGAAGCATCTAAATTATCAGTACAATTAACAAAATTAGCGGTAGATGTAGCATCATTTAATAATGCAAGTGATGTTGATACTATGATGGCTTTTCAAAGTGCATTAGTTGGTAATCACGAAACAGTTAGAAGATTTGGTGTTGTAATTACAGAAGCAACATTGAAACAAGAATTATTAAGAATGGGCATTAATAAAAATGCTAAAGATGTTACTAATGCTGAAAAGGTACAAGCCAGATTAAATTTGATTATTGCGGGTACATCAGACGCACATAATGACGCAACTAAAACATCTGGTAGTTTTGCAAACACTTCAAAGGCATTAGGTTCAGCATTAAATGAATTATCAGTAGATGTTATAACCCCTATGTTACCTAAACTTACCAAAATGGTAGAGGGATTTATAGGTGCTACGGATTCTGCTAGAAATTTCTTTGTTGCGATTGGAATGTTAAACAGAGATTTATCCACAAGTGCATTAAGACAAGAAAGAGTTGCAGAAATTGAAGATAAGCTAATTGAAATAAGAGGTGGCTTATTAACTAAAGTATTTGGTCTTAATAAAGTTGAAAAAATACATATTCAGAATTTAGAAGCTGAACTTGGTCATTTACAAAAAATGCCAGAATTAATGGCTATGGTTTCAGACGCAGAAGTTATAGCAACAAAAACTATAGAAAACGAAAATAAAGCTAGAAAAGCCAAAAATAAAATTTTAGCCGAAGAAATAAAACTTAAAAATATAGGTTTAGAAGCATTTCCAAAAGCAAGACCAGATATAATAGGTTTTCAACAACCAACAGGTGCAGAATTAGGTTTAGGAAATCAAATTGATGCAAGTATGACAGGTTCAGAATTATTAGAAGCAGAAGCTAATAAAATGACACAACTTCAACAAATGGCAGATATGGAAGTTGAAATAGCACAAATAACAGCCGATAAAACTTTAAAGATTGCAGAAGAAACAGCACAAAAAGAAAAGCAAATAAGAGAAAAATTTATAAGTGAAAATCTTGGTTTAATGCGAGAAGGCAAATTTAACGAACTCAAACTTGAAAGTATGAGTGCGGAACAAAGAGCAGATTTAACAAAAGCATCATTAAAAGATACATTAGGAGAATTGGCTAAACATAATAAAACAGCTTTTGCCCTTAACAAAGCCTTTAATATTGCACAAGCTATACAGAACACAGCAACAGGAATATCAAAAGCACTAGCAATGGGACCAATAGGTATTCCTTTAGCAATAGCCATAGGTGCTATGGGTGCTGTTCAAATTGCTACTATTGCAAGTTCAAAATATCAGGGTAGACGTTTGGGCGGTAGAATGAATCAAGGTGAGCCTTATATGGTAGGTGAAGCGGGTGCAGAATTAGTTGTACCAGATAGACCATCAAATGTTGTACCAAATAATAAATTAGGTGGAATGAGCCAACCAGTTACAGTAAACTTTAATATAAGCACAGTTGATGCTAGAGGGTTTAATGAATTATTAGTTAATTCAAGGGGTACTATAGTTAATCTTATAAATAGTGCTGTAAATGAAAAGGGTAAAATGGCAATAGTATGAGTGGAGCATTACCAAACACTAACTTTACTGCTGTTAATTTTAAGAGCAATCAAAAGACTTTGTTATCCCAAACAGATAGCGGAAAGACTTTTAGAAGGCAAGTTCAAGGACAAAAGTTTAGTTTTACAGTTCAATATCCGCCTATGAAAAGGTCAGAATTTGCACCTATCATGGCATTTATTATGAAACAACGATCAAGACAAGAAAACTTTACTATTACATTTCCAAGCTATTTAAACGCACAGGGCAACGAAACTGGAACTTTGTTAGTTAATGGAGTTCATGCTGTAGCCGATACCACAATAGCTATAAATGGTTTTGCGGGTGATGGTGCGGGAAGATTAAAAGCGGGTGATTTAATAAAATTTGCACATGATAAGGTTTATATGGTTGTTGAAGATGTAACAAGTTCAAGTAATGCTTCAACAGTTACTATAGAGCCACCATTAAGAACCGCTTTAGCAGATGATAGTTCGGTTACTTATGATTCAGTTCCATTTAATGTTCATTTAACAAGTGATGCCCAAGAGTTTGCAACAGGTCAAAATGATAATGATGGAAATTTATTATTTACTTATGAGTTTGATGTTGTAGAGGCATTGTAAATGGCAAGGGGTTTAACAAGTGCAGTAAAAACAGAACTAGCCACAGGAATAATAGAACCAGTTATTTTAGTAGAAATAGGTTTTTCAACCCCAATATATTTAACTAATGCAAGTTTTGATTTAACATCTAGTGTTTCTGGAACTTCAAGAACATACCTATCTAATGGGCATTTAAGAGGTATTACAGGGGTGCAAGAAACAAACGCACCAACTAAGAATAGTTTGTCTGTTAGCTTATCTGGGGTAGATCAAACTTACATAGCACTAGCATTAACCGAGAATATAATTAATGATGATGTTTTTATTTATAGAGGGTATTTAAATTCTAGTTTAGCATTAATAGCAGACCCATTTTTATTATTTTATGGTAATATTGACGAATTTAGAATATCCGATAACACATCAACAGCAACATTAGTTTTGGTTGTTAGTTCACATTGGGGTAATTTTAGCAAAACAAGTGGAAGAACAACTACAAATAATTCACAACAAAGATTTTTTAGTGATGATGTTGGTATGGTATTTAGTGCTTTAACTGTTAGGGATATTAAGTGGGGTAGAGAATGACAAGTATTCATTTATTTCAAGCGGAAAAAAAAGATTTTGAAAATATTTATAATTTATTAATTGAATTTAAAGATATTGATTTAGCTGATTTAAATTTCCCAGATGTAGATAAGCCTAAATTAACTAAATTTATAAATACAATATTACAAAAAGGTAAAATAATTCTTGCAAAAGATTTAGATAAAAATGAATTAGTTGGTTGTTGTATATTTCATAAATCAGAATTTTGGTTTAGCAAAGGGCAAATATTTAATATTGATGTAATATATATTAAGAAAAATTTTAGAAATTATAAACTTGTAAAAACAATTATTGAAAGTGTTAAGAAACTTGCAGATGGTTTGCCTATTGTTTTGGGTGTAACAACTTCATTAAAAATAGACCCAGTTTTCCAAAAATTAGGGTTTGAAAATGTCGGTAGTAACTGGAGATTAAACTAAATGTGTAATTTTGGCGATATAATTGATGATATAGTTGATATTATTGATGATGTTGTTGATATAATTGTTGATATTGTAGATGATGTTATAGGTTGGTTAGTACCTATGCCAGATATTCCAGATTTCGGAGCATTAAGACCAGACCAAAATGCTAAAGGAATATTAGTAAACAAATTTAGTTCAAATGCTCACATACCGATTATTTATGGAACACGAAAAGTTGGCGGTAATGTTGTCTTTTTAAGAACATCTGGAACAGATAATAAATATTTATATATGGCGGTTGTATTAGGTGAAGGAGAAATTAGTGGAGTTAATGCGTTATATGTTAATGATAAAAGAGTTGGATTATCTGCTACAATAACTGATAATGCACAAATAACTGTTAGAGATTCAGACTTGAATTTTTATGATACAGATAATTCACAAAGTTTAATAACAGTTGAAGCACATTTTGGAACAGATACACAATCTTCTTCATCTTTACTTCAAGAGGTTGAGGGGTGGTCTACAGTACATAAATTATCTGGTTTAGCTTATTTGGCTCTAAGGTTTGAGTGGAACGCAGATAAATTTGGCTCTATACCAAACGTACAGGCATTAGTTGCGGGTAGAAAGGTATATAACCCTAATTTAGATGGAACTGTTACAGGTGGAAGCGGTAGCCACAGGAAAGACACAAGTTCAACTTGGGCATATTCAGATAACCCTATATTGCAATTATTAGATTATTTAAGAAATGATAGATTTGGAATGGGTATAACAGATACTTATTTTGATAGTAATTTTGCAGATTGGCAAACTGCGACAGATGTATGTGATACAACTTTTCAACCTTTAGGAGGTTCTATATTTGAACTTCATCCATTTGGAGTTGGATATGGTGATAGTGTAATCGGTGTAGTAGTAGCTTTAATGAATAGTCATACTGTTGTTGATACAGCAAAAAAAGCTATAGATAATGTTAAAGATTTTGTTAGGGGTTCTAGGTCTTATCTTAATTTTTCTGGTGGTAAATATAATATATTAGTTGAAACAACAGGTTCAGCATCA